TTCAGGTACTGCTAATGCATCTGAGCTACTTGTACAAAAAGATATAGCAGGTAGCCCTGCTCGCATAAAAATTAGAAACGATGGTACGGTTCAATCAGGCACATCATCAAGGCTTTCATTTTACGAAGGTACATCAGAAAAAAGTTACATTGAAAGACGCAGAGATGGCAGTGGTAAAACAGCTTTTGTAACCCCTGCTGACGATAATCCTTTTGTCTTTGAAAGCGCAGGGTCTCTGGGTGAGTTTGCGCGTTTTACATCAGGCAACTTGTTGGTGGGTACTACTGATACTTCTTTGTATAATAACGGAGCAGGTGGCAATACAGGAGTAGTTGTTGAACCGTCAGGTACAATTCAACTTGCAAAATCAAATAATATCTGTGCTTATTTAAATAGGCTAGACAGTGATGGTACTATTTTAGACTTAAGAAAAGACGGCACAGTAGTTGGAAGTATTGGTTGTGAAGGCATTAAGTTAAAAATCAACTCTGTTGGTGATGGTGTTTTACAATCTAATGGCTCTGATAGATATGTTTGGGATACCAGTCAATTTTATCCTAGTGATGATAATCTTAGAGATTTAGGCTTTAGCAGTTTTAGATGGGATGACATCTACGCAACCAACGGAACTATCCAAACCTCAGACAGAAACGAAAAACAAGACATAGAAGCTCTAACAGACGCAGAAACTAGAGTAGCTGTTGCAGCCAAAAAACTATTAAGAAAGTTCAGATGGAAAGATGCAGTAGCAGAAAAAGGCGATGAAGCTAGAACCCACTTTGGAATTATAGCTCAAGACTTACAAGATGCTTTTACTGCTGAAGGATTAGATGCAGGTGACTATGCTATGTTTATTAGCAGCACTTGGACTAATGATGATGGAGTAGAGCAAACTAGGTTAGGAGTCAGGTATAATGAACTCTTAGCATTTATTATTGCAGCAATTTAACACAGGAGAATAAAAATGGAATGGAATGTAAAAACAGTTGACGTACACCCTAACGAAGAAGGGCATGATGATGTAATCTATAATGTGCATTGGTCAGTATCTAAAGAAGATGGAGAATACTCAGCATCATCTTATGGTACTCAGAGCATAGATACATCTGATTTATCTAACTTTAAACCTTTTGATGAAGTAACATCAGAGATGGTTCAAGGTTGGGTTATAGACGCTATGGGAGAAGAAGAAGTTGCTAACTTAGAAGCAAATTTAGATTCACAAATAGAAAATGAAAAAAATCCAACTTCAATTACTAAAACTTTAGATTCTTAATATGGAATCATTTTTTGAAATAGTTATACTAATAGCAGTTGTTGGGTTTATAATATATAAAAAGAAACCAGAATGGATTGAATTAGTAAAATCCAAACTTAATAAGTAAGCATTATGGCAGATACCTTTACAACCAACCTTAATCTAACCAAGCCAGAAGTAGGCGCATCTACTAATACCTGGGGTGGAAAAATTAACACAGACTTAGATACTGTTGATGGTATTTTTACTGCAAACGGATCTGGGACTAGTGTTGGCCTTAATGTTGGTAGTGGTAAAACCCTAACAGTAGCAGGAACCCTAACATCCACAGGAACAGCAACATTTACAACTATTGATATTAATGGCGGTTCTATTGACGGAGCAACTGTAGGAGCCAACTCAGCGTCTACAGGTGCATTTACTACTGTATCGACATCTGGCTTAGCTACTTTAAATAGCGTAACAGTAAGCGGCACATCTACCCTAACAACAGTAGATATTAACGGCGGTGCTATTGACGGCACACAAATAGGTGCAAACAGTACATCAACTGTTGCAGCAACAACCGTAACTGCTAGCGGTAATGTAAATACCACAGCAGGAGAATTACAAATTGATGGAACTAATGTATTAGAAAAAATATATCCAGTTGGCTCTATCTACATCAATGCAGCCGTAAGCACAAACCCAGCGACCTTACTTGGTTTTGGTACATGGGTAGCTTTTGGAGCTGGTAAAACTATAGTTGGCCTTGACTCTGGAGATACAGACTTTGATACCCTAGAAGAAACAGGCGGCGCAAAAACACACACATTAACAATTTCTGAAATGCCATCGCATGACCATACATCATTGCATGGTGCTGCTAGTAGCAGTAGTAGACCATCTGGGTTTACCGCAGTAACAAACTCATCAACACCTAATAACTTTTATGGTGGCACCCCAGACGATCCTTGGGGTTCAAGTAAAACATTGTCTACAGGTAGTGGTTCTGCTCACAATAACTTACAACCATATATAGTTGTATATATGTGGAAGCGCACAGCATAGGGCTAAATATGGCTCTATTTCCAATTACACCCCCAGCAGGAATAGTAAAAAACGGTACTGACTACGCCAACAAAGGTCGTTGGGTAGATGGTGATTTAGTGCGTTTTGAAAATGGTTATTTAAAACCATTGGGTGGTTGGGTTAAGTTTAAAGATACAGCATTAACTGGCACGCCTATTGGTATGTATTCTTACAAAACCAATAATGGCGAAGAAGTTTTAGCTATTGGTACTAGGTCTAATGTATATGTTTTATATAACGATACTTGGTATGACATAACACCAATAGGTTTTATCGGTGATGATGTTATTACATCTACTGGCTACGGTGCATATCATTATGGCCTAGAAGATTGGGGAGACGAGAGAAGCACGTCAGCATTAAACTTTGATACTAAAAGTTTTTCTTTTGATAACTGGGGAGAACATTTGGTTTTTTGTTTTGCAGGAGATGGTAAGTTATATCAGTGGAGGCCAGACGAAGGAAGCGGAAGTCCAGATACTATTGCAACAACAATTACCAATGCCCCGACAGGATGTCAGGCGGTTATTGTAAGCAATGAAAGGCATTTAGTAGCCATAGGCGCAGGTGGAGATCCTAGAAAAATAGCATGGTCTGACAGAGAAGATAATACTAATTGGACATCTACTGCTAGAAATACAGCAGGTGATTTGCAAATACCTACAGGCGGCAAAGCTAACTATGCTATTAAATGGCAAAATGACATTATTATTTTTACCGATGTTGGTATTAACAGGCTTTACTATACAGGCTCTCCTTTTGTATACGGTATACAAGATGCGGGTATTAACTGTAAAGCTATAAGCCCAAGGTCAATAGTATCTTCTGGTAGTTTTTTATCATGGATTAGTGAAAACTCATTCTTTTCTTTTGATGGCACAGTCAGAGAGTTAAAGTCAGACGTACACGACTACATCTTTGACAACATACAGGTTAATACACAGCAATCTACATTTGGTACACATAACATAGATTTTAATGAGATATGGTGGTTTTTCCCTGTGGGAGACGTAGACCAACTATCACCTAACAAGTATGTTATATGGAACTATATAGACAATGTTTGGAGTATAGGCTCTATGAATAGAAGTTGTTGGGTAGACCAAGGCGTATTTAATCATCCTTTGTCTTGCGACTCTAATGGCTTTGTATATGAACATGATAAAAGACCGTTGTTTAACTCTCCAAACTTAGGTGACCAAGTTCCATTTGCCACCACAGGACCGCTTGAGATTGGCAATGGCGACAAATTAGCACAGGTTAATCAAATACTACCAGATGAAGAATCCAATAGCTTACCAGGCATTACAATAGGTTTTAAAGGCAAGAACACACCACTGGGTACAGAAACAGACTTTGGTAACTTTACCTTTGAATCAGATGGATATACCGATGCAAGGTTTACAGCAAGACAGGTATCTATGACAGTGACTGGTTCTTTAACCCAAGACTTCCAAGTTGGCAATATAAGATTAGACATAAAAACAAGAGGTAAACGATAATGGATTTATCCTCACAAAGACAATATATACAAAGGGCAACTAATGCTACTGTTAGTTTAACTACAACAAATCCAACTTTAATATATACAGCACCCACAGGCAATGATTTTGATTTTGCTATTATTGAATCAATTTTGGTAACAGAAGATGGCGGTCAACAAACAAATTTTACTCTTACTATGACAAGTGATGATTCAGTAGTGCATACATTATGGTCGCAATTTAATATAAGCGCACACGCAACAACTGAATTATTAACTAGAAGTTTGATATTAACAGCTGGAGAAATTATAAATTGCACAGCTTCTCATGCAAACAAATTAAGTGTAATTATAAGTATTGTAGAATATGCAAAAGGCGATTAAAAAGTCTTGGAAAGAAGAGTGGATTAAGTGTAGGCCTCTTATAGCAAAGGCTATAAAATATCAAGACTCCTATACAATCGATGATATAGAAGCTAAAATAGATGAAGGAATATTCTTATTATGGGCAGGACAAAACTCTGCTTTTGTAACAGAATTTGTAGTATTCCCGCAACACACTGCAATGAATTTATTATTTTGTGGTGGCGATTACAAAGAATTAGAGGTAATGTTGCCACACATAGAAGATTATGCCAAAGCGTGTGGAGTCAAAAGACTCTACGGCGGAGGCAGAAAAGGATGGACTAGGAAACTAAAACATCTAGGATTTGAAACAGAATATCTAATTAGAAAAGACTTATGAGTAAAGGAAAAACAACAACAACACAAGAAGCAACTCTACCAGATTGGCAGAAAGACTTGTATATGGACTACTATCAGCGTGCTAAAGAGGCATCTGATATACCATTTGCAGGTTATACAGGCGATAGATTCGTTGGCATGTCTCCAGAAGAAATGCAAATGGGTGCAGGAATACAAGGTTTATTTGGTAGTGCTTTTGGTTATGACCCAACAGGACAGCTACAAGCATTGGCTGGTCAAGCAGCTCCACAAATGGGAGACGTGCAGTCTTTATTAGATGTAGACATAGGTGCATATCAATCACCATATCAACAACAAGTTATAGATCTTGCAATGCAGGATATACAAGAACAGTCTGAAATGGCACAACAAAGAGCGCAAGAGGCAGCGATAGGCGCTGGGGCTTTTGGTGGCTCTAGGTCAGCGCTGTTAGAGACAGAAGCTACCAAGCCTTATGCACAGGCTGCCGCAGAAACAGCTGCTGGTTTAAGACAAGCAGGCTATCAGCAGGCGCTGGGCGCGGCTGAGTCAGATATAGCAAGACAACAACAGATGGCCATGCTTGCACCAGAATTAGAGCTAAGAAGCCGTCAACAACAAGCTGGTTTATTAAGTGGTTTATTAGGTGGACAACAACAAGCTTTAGGTTTACTTGGTGGCTACGGTGCCTTATCAAGAGGATTAGGACA